AAATGTATTGTAATCTTCAATGGGATTAACATCTCTATCGAAGAACTGTTCCATAGGCATTAGTCCATCTTTCTTGGCTGTAGCAACACCAATCAGTTCTCCCAGCTCTCAACTTATGCTATTATTCTGTTGCAATTTGTTGCCAATCCCTTAATGGTTCTGTCGTTTCAATAACCGTTAAATCATCCATGGCTTTTATCTCCATAATGCCAGCTGAATTATCAGGGCATTCCAGCATGATGTCAAAATAATTAGCGCTATTCAACTTTTGATACAGCTTAAATTGGATATCATTTCCACATATCAATTTAAAATGGGAAACTCCATTACGATACCCACTTAAT